ACCAGAGAAAATCAAAGGACGCCTCAGAAAGCTGGGCCTTACCATAATCCGCAGCATAGAAATGATCTTGAGAAGATCGCTCTTACCAAGGACACAATGGCTCCTCATGAGCTAGGATTGGTTCCTTCAGATGAAGCTGGAGATAATTCTCTAACAATTCCGAAGAATAGACCAAAGTTTGATAAAGCGGAACAGGAAAGAAAAGAGAAGGAGGAGCGAGATTTTCAGATTCAGCAAAAGCAGTCAAAACCTACGGGAAGACCCGAAGACGGGAGGCCCAAGAATTCAAAAGACCAAGGACCGAGAAAGCAAAAGGTTGTAAAACCAAGAACCTCCGCAAACTATGATTTTGTCAACCTTCTGCTATGGGCTTGTGATGTCCAAAAGCAGATATCAGAAATAGTAAATCCAGCCCTCTTATCTTACTATCAAAAGAAGAACATGAGAGGACTGACTAAAAGTGAGATGAATGAATTAGAGTACGTAAAGTTGTGTATTCTCTCTAATTTAGATCCTAGTTTAGGCGTAACAGTAGAAAATGTCTACGACGTTCTAGAAAATAATCTTCCGATAGATCCCAACGTTTTTAAAACGGTATCTGTCCTAAATGACACATTTACGAATGATATTGGAAGAGATCCCACTATAGAAGAGCTTAGGAATATACATGCTTCCGCTTGTGCCATATGCTTGTCGGGGGTTTAGTTTTCGATTTCTTGTCTTTTCTGGTGTATAATACGTCGAGGTCTAAAATATGAAAATACATAAGTTCGAAAAAGATGCCGGTCTTTCTGAAAAGATTCTGGCACAAAATACAATAGCCCTTGTTTCCACTGCTGTTCCACATGCCCCGGATCAGCCCGAGATAGAAAAGGCTAGAGTTATCTTTAATGATAATGTGATAGCCGAGAATAAAGATCAGCTTGATCTACACTATATCAAATCTGTCTTGGTTTCAACGGGGTGGAATAAAAATGATGACGTTTTTTCGAATAGTGAACTATGGGTAGCAAGAAAAACCCCAGAGGACAAACAGTTTAATTACATGCATGATGAGGAAGATATTATTGGTCATATTACCTCTAATCATGTAGTGGATTTTAATGGGAATATTATTTCAGACGATATAGAAGAGGCTCCAGAGCAATTTGAGATTGTTACTGGGGCCGTAATCTATAAAAGTTGGTCATCCTTAGAAAGAAGGGAAAGGGTGAACGACTTAATTCAGGAGATCGAAGAAGGAAAATGGTTTGTTTCGATGGAATGTTTATTCAATAATTTTGACTACGCCGTGATGGCTCCAGATGGCGGAAACAAGATTGTTGCACGAAATGAAGGTTCCGCGTTTTTAACAAAGCATCTCAGATCTTATGGAGGAAGTGGAGAATATGAAGGACATAAGCTTGGTAGACTATTAAGGAACATTTCCTTTTCTGGTAAGGGTTTGGTAAATAAACCTGCCAACCCCCGAAGTATTATTTTAAAAGACAGTCTATCTTTTAGTGATAGTAAAGCTTTTGAAATCGAAGAAGTATTTATAAACTCTGTAAAGGAGACAAGCAACATGGCAGATGAACATGCTATGCTTCAGAATCAAATCGCAGAGCTTAAGCAAGATCTAGCTGAAGCGAACGAGAAGAACACAGAGCTTGTTAGCCAGTTATCTGAAATGGATGGAAAAGCCGTTTCTGAAAAGCTGGAAGCTCTAGAGGTTCAGGTTCAAAAAAGAGACGAAACTATCGCTTCGTTAGAGGCGACAGTAGAGACTCATGATTCCGAGAAGCAAGAACTAACCGACAAGAATCAAGCTGCGACTGAGCAGATTGAAACTATTCAGGCTAAGCTCGATGAAATCGAAGCGGAGGCCCACAAGAATCAGAGACTAAGCGCCCTCAAGGACGCCGGTCTTACCGAGGAAGAAGCTGAAGTTAAGCTAGAAGCTTTCTCCGAGGCTAGTGACGAGCTATTTGCAGAAGTAGTTGATCTATTTGCAGATCGTAAGCCCGCCGCTACTGATGAAACTGAGACTGACGCTAAGCATAAGTCAGGCTATAAGAAGGGTGGTAAGGTAGAGGAAGAAAAAGAGAAGAAGAAGAAGGAAGAAGCTTCTGAAGATACAGATGACGCAGACGCTTCCGCCGATACCGAAGCTCTTGAAGAAGTTGAAGAAGAAGTAGAGGCTGCTTTGGCCGATGCTGGTGAAACTGACGGAGTACAGTCAGCAAGAGCTAGTGCAAGTGAGTGGCTCCGAGATCATGTTTTGAAGTCCACTGTTGGATTATCAGAAAAGTAACTTACTTTTACCAGAGCCTCTGTCGTTGCGAGACTAAGCTCTGGAAGTTAACTCATATATATATAAAAGGAGTCATATTAATGGCACTCAAATCTGATCGTCACGAACTGCAAACTGACATTTCGTTCTTTATGAATGAAGTTAAGAATCGCGGTCACGTTGTATGTCACTCGGGCACTGGTGGTTCTGGTGCTGCTATGGATAACAGTAGCGCGCTAGTTACTGTTGCCGCTAATCCGTCTGGTAAGATCCCTGTCGGTCTGCTGCTAAACGATATGGTCAACATTGACCAGACTCGTCAGCACATTAACTGGCATAAGGATGAAGTCCAGAAGGGTGGTAAGGTTACACTTATGCGTAAGGGTTGGGTCGTAACCGACGCTCTATATGCTAGTTTAAGTCCTGCCGTGGGCGATATTGCGTATCTTTCCCATAGTGGACTGCTACATGATCAACCCGTTGCGGCTGATGATAACGCCGTCTCTAGAAGCGCCAACCTTATCGTTGGTCGTTTCTTGTCCAAGGTGGACGAAGATGGTTATGCCAAGGTAGAAATTAGTCTACCTAACACTAATGGCCTAACGACGCCATCCTAAGCATTAGTAGAAAAATTAACTCTCTAAAAGGAGACTTAAAATAATGAGTACTCTTACAAGACCAGAGCAAGCGTTTATCGAATTGATCAAACGCTCTGGTAGTCCCGAGAAGGCGGAAGCCCTCGATGCCCAGCGTGAAATCGCAAAGGCCATCGAAGAGCCTCTTCGTCAAGGTGTTCTTGTTGGCGATGTTGTCACAAGCATCTTTCAGGCTATCCAGATGGAGCCGGGAACCACTGCCGAATTCCCGCTAGATCTTCTCGCTCCCGGTGAGGAAGATCAGTTTGTAGCTTATACTAACCCCGGTCATGGCCGTATTCCAGAGAGACATGTCGAGGGCGACTATGTTATGGTTCCGACCTATAGCATTGCTTCCTCAATCGACTATCTCCTAAGATACGCCAGAGACGCCCGATGGGACGTGGTCGCTCGCGCGGCTCAGGTTCTAGAATCATCCTTCGTTAAGAAGATTAACGATGATGGTTGGCACACTCTTCTGAGTGCTGGCGTTGACCGTAACATCTTGGTTTATGATGGCGATGCCGCTCAGGGTCAATTCACCAAGCGTCTTGTTAGTCTGATGAAGACTGTTATGAGACGAAATGGTGGCGGCAACAGCGCTTCTCTAAGCCGTGGTCACCTGACGGACCTCTTCATGAGTCCTGAAGGTATTGAAGACATCCGAAACTGGGGTGTTGATCAGCTAGACGATACCACGCGACGTGAGATTTATCTCGCCGCCGATGGTGGTATCTCCAGAGTGTTCAACGTTAACCTCCATGATTTGGATGAACTTGGTGAAGGTCAAGAATACCAAGATTTCTTTATTAGCGATCTTAGTGGTAGTCTTGCAACCAGTGATAACGAACTAGTCGTGGGCCTAGACCTTGGAAGCAACGATAGTTTTATCATGCCAATGCGACAGCAAGTTCAGGTCTTCGAGGACGATACCCTCCATCGTCAGCAAAGAGCGGGTTGGTACGGCTGGGCCGAACTCGGCTTCGCGGTTCTAGACAATAGAAGAGTCCTACTCGGATCATTCTAATCTAGAAGTTTGCCAATCTAAAAACCAAGAGCCGTCCCACCGGAAGGTGGGGCGGTTTTTTTATAGTCATTTGGTGTATAATACCGTAGGAGTGTAAATTTATACTAAACCTAAATTAAGGTGAGACACTATGGCATTAGTCTTAGCCGATAGGGTAAAAGAAACAGCCACCGGTACAAATGGTGATATGGCCCTTACTGGTGCAGTGTCTGGTTTTGTTGCTTTTGATGCAGACGCGACCTTTGATGGTAATACGACCTATTATACTCTCGTAGATGCAGATGGTACAAAGTGGGAAGTTGGGTTGGGTACTCTCAGCGCAGACTCTACCACTCTTGCTCGAACTACAATTCTTGCAACCCAAATTAGTTTTACCGATACCACTAGACAAACTTTTAGTGGTGGAACGCACACCGTCTTTTGTACTTATCCCGCCCCCAAATCTGTACATCTAGATGCTAGTGGTAATCTTTCGCACACTGTTGATATTAGTAGCGACACCAACCTAGCTGGTGGGACCGGTATTACTTTAACTGACGATACTCTTTCTACTACTGATAGCGAAATTGTTCATGACAACCTTAGTGGTTTTGTAGCAAACGAACATCTTGATTGGACTGCTAGTGTTGGAACAATACATGCAGACAACTATACTGGTGGTGCAAGTGATATAGATGATTTAGGCGATGTTTCTTATGGCGGAACGAATCTCACCAACACACTCCTTATAAACGCCATTCCGGGTTCAGCGCCCACGCATGGAACTCTTGGCAGTGACTGTCAATACAACATAGGCATAGGTAATTTGTGCCTTAGCGCAATGACAGATGGTGTGCAGAACGTTGCGATAGGGGCTTTCGCGTTAACGACTTTGGAGGACGCAGATTATAATGTTGCGATAGGCTATGAAAGCTTTAAGCAATTGACTACTGGTGATACCAATATTGGAATCGGTTGGAAGGTGGCGGCACACCCTTCAAACTCTATAACGGGAGAGTCAAATATAGGAATCGGTCGGGAGGCGTTATACAGCCTAAGTGCCGGTTCCTCAAATACTGCTCTGGGATACAGGGGTTTATATAGCGTAACGAGCACCCACTACAACATTGGTATAGGTTACAACGCCGGTCTTGCGCACACCGGCTCTGATACGTTATTTATTGCCAATGACGACGAAGCGAGTGACGGCACTTTAATCAAAGGCGACATGGCCAACAAACATATAGCAGTTGGAAAGGGCGATAGTCTTGTTAATGCCGCCAGTTCTCCCACTTTTCAGGTCTATCCTAATGAGGCGGCTGATGAGGCTATCTATGCCAAGATGGCGGCTAATCATACGGCTAACTTAATCGAGATAGAAAATAGTTCTGGTTCAGATTTGTTTGTTGTGAATAGTGCTGGCGAACTTTCTACCGGCGCTGTAAATCTTAATCATTATGATTCGTGGGTGTCCTCCAGTGGTGTTAAGGTTGGTCCGTCTGGTATTGTTATGCAGGACGCAGATCTATCACACGAAATAACTGTTAAAGCTCCTGATGTTGTAAGTACGAGCTTTACTTTTCCTCTACCATCAGGCATAGGTACTAATGGACAGGTTCTGACATCCGACAGTGAACAGACTTACTGGTCTACTGTAAGCGGTGGCGGCAGTATGTCTGACTTCATTA